AGCTGTAGCCGTTACTATAACACTTGAATATAACATTACTTAATATGGCTAGGATAAACGACAATATAAGAAGCAAAAAACTTTACAAAAGTGGTGATACAACAAGAGCTTACAAGGACTCTAGCGGTGAAATAGTCGTTCCCTCTAAAGTGGCTACGGAAATAGCAGCGGTATCAGACATAACAGAGCTTTTAAACGATCACGATAATTACACAAAGTCAATATATCTTTTGAAAGAAATAGAAAACATGAGGCAAGATATAGAGGAACTTCATGCTTTCATTAAAGAGGCTTTTGGTAAAGACTCTTCAGGCGCTGCTTCTAAAGGTGATAAAGGAGACGCAGGCAATACTGGGCCTCAGGGACCTCAAGGACCAAAAGGCGACACAGGCTCTACTGGGCCGCAGGGAGCTACGGGGCCACAAGGACCACAAGGGCCGGCTGGAGCAAAAGGCGCAACAGGTCCAAGAGGGCTTACAGGCGAAAACGGGGCTAGTTTTGAGGTGTTTCAGAATTCAAAAGAAGTTGAAGGCGGTATTAAAAAAATGGATTTTATAACAATAGTAGAAAAAGGGCAAAGCCCTTACGTGCAAATAAGCCTAGGTAATGGTCAAGCGTTTAGAGCACAAATAGCCAGTGCTAAGTTATAAAGCGCAACTAGTCGAAGGGGAACATACGGTAATAATTAAATAATAAAAAAAATGGCAGTAAACTATACATGGGATTGCAAAACAGTGGACATACACCCACAAGAAAATGACTTAACGGATGTAGTATATAACATTCATTGGAAACTAACAGGAGAAAAGGAAGGACACGAGGCAGAAGCTATAGGCACTGTAGCTGTAGCTTTAGACCCTGACGCGGATTTTATTCCGTTTGAAGACTTAACCAATTCTATAATAACGGGTTGGGCGGAAAGCGCGATTGGTGCGGACGGAGTTCTAGGCATAAAAGATGGTATTGATTCTCAAATACAAGAGATGATAGCACCCACTAGCGAAACTAGGACTATAGCTGATTAAAGTAAAGCGTAAACACGTAATACTTAACTATATGTAAAACAATTAAATTTAATAAAATGGCAAAAAAAATTAAAAAAGACGAATTAACTAAGCTTCAAGATTTAGTAAAGAACTATAATCAGCATCAATTAAAACTAGGTGAGTTAGAAGTTGAAAAACACGGATTGCTGCATAGTATATCAAATGTTCAACAAGACCTTCAAAAGTTTCAAGACGGATTAAGAGAAACTTACGGGGACGTTAGCATTGATATCAATGATGGTAAAATTGCACAAAATGAGTCTAGTAAGGAAGATTAGTATAGGAAGAGATTATAAAAATGACGCCATGCACTACTCTGTTGGTCAGGAAGTGTATGGTGGTCATATTATAGAAAATATAATAGAAGAAGATAATAAGTACTCTATCTATATTAAAAAGAATAATGAGATACTGCCGTGGAAAGATTTTAATAAGAACATGGCAATTGCAGTTGAATATAATTTAGAATATTAATGAATACTTTATTTAATTTTATAGTTGAACCAAAAACTGGTAGAACTACAGCTGTAAAAAAAATTGAAGACTCTGAATTAATATTAAATACTGAATTACAAAATCATCACTACGTTAGCAGATTGGGTGTTGTAAAAGCATTACCGCTCGCGTATAGCACAAAAATTGAAATTGATGATGAGGTTTTAGTGCATCATAATGTATTTAGAAGATTCTATGATATTAGAGCTAAAGAAAAAAATAGCCGTAGTTTTTTAAATGAAAACGAATTTATAGTACAACCAGATCAAATATTCGCGTACAAAAGAAATAGTGAATGGAAATGTGTTGATGGCTATTGTTTTGTAAAGCCAATAAAAGAAACTGAAAAGTTTTCAATTAACAAAGAAAAAGAGGGCGTTGGTATTGTAAAGTATACAGACGGTGTTGTTGAAAAAGATTCTTTAGTTGGTTTTAAACCGGGATTAGAATATGAGTTTTTTATTGAAAAAGAAAGACTATACCGAATACCAAGCAATTTAATTTTAATGAAATATGAATATCAAGGAGACGAAAAAGAATATAATCCAAGCTGGACACAAAGCAGTTGATGAGCTGATTAAAGTAGCTAAAGAGCCTATCGTTGATTCAGACGATGATATCTCTGCAGACAGACTTAAAAATGCCGCCGCAACAAAAAAGCTTGCAATATTCGATGCTTTTGAAATATTGAATAGAATACAAGAAGAAGAAGCAATCCTTGAAAATAAACCTAAGGAAGAAAAGAAAGAAGCTTTCAAAGGTTTTGCTGAAAGAAGATCTAAGTAATGTACGAACAAGCTTTATATAAGGTTATTGAGCCTATAAAAAATACTACCGTACATAGATTAAATAAAGGTAAGAAGTGGAGCTATGGTTACAATAAGGAACACGATGTCGTAGTTGTCAGCAAAACCGGACAAATAGGCCAGATATACGAAATACAAGGGCTTAAAATAGCGCTCCCTAAAGAGCCTAAAAATATTATCAAGGGTAATAATAAGTGGGAAGCAAAAGACTATCCTAAAGAGCTTAAAAACATTAAAAGTATATTTGATTGGAAAACATATCCAGATGAATTTAAAGAAAAATGGGAAACGTATATCGACGAAGAGTTCAGAAGACGTGAAGAAGGCTATTGGTTCTATAATAGAGGTATGGTTACTTACATTACTGGCACTCACTATATGTACCTGCAGTGGACAAAAATTGACGTTGGGAAACCAAACTTTAGAGAATCAAACAGATTATTCTTTATATTCTGGGAAGCTTGTAAAGCAGACTCACGGTGCTATGGAATGTGTTATCTTAAGAACCGCCGTTCAGGATTCTCGTTTATGTCCTCGGCTGAAACGGTCAATGCTGCAACAATTTCTAGTGATGCACGGTTCGGTATCTTGTCAAAGTCTGGTGCCGATGCTAAGAAAATGTTCACAGATAAAGTCGTACCAATATCTGTCAACTACCCGTTCTTTTTCAAACCGATCCAAGACGGTATGGACAGGCCGAAAACCGAGCTTGCATACAGAGTACCGGCATCAAAGCTTACAAGGAAATCTATACAAGCATCAGATCAAAAAGAACAGCTCGAGGGGCTTGATACTACGATCGACTGGAAAAACACGGGAGATAACTCGTATGACGGTGAAAAATTAAAATTATTAGTCCACGATGAAAGTGGCAAATGGGAAAGACCAGATAACATATTAAATAACTGGCGTGTAACAAAAACAACATTAAGGTTAGGTAGTAGGATTATTGGCAAGTGTATGATGGGATCAACATCAAATGCTTTAGATAAAGGGGGTGAAAACTTTAAAAAACTTTATTATGCTTCAGATGTTACCAAGCGAAACCGCAATGGACAGACTGCTTCGGGATTATATAGTTTGTTCATACCTATGGAATGGAACTACGAAGGATTCATTGATTCTTATGGGTTACCTGTATTCGACACTCCCAAAAAGCCTACAGAAGGACCGTATGGAGATCCTATTGACGTAGGGGTTATAGAACATTGGCAAAATGAAGCTGACGGTTTAAAGAATGATCAGGACGCTTTAAATGAATATTACAGGCAGTTTCCAAGAACAGAGGAGCACGCGTTTAGAGATGAAACTAAAAATAGTATATTTAATTTAACAAAAATATACGAACAGATTGATTATAACGAAGACTTGCGCAATAGTAATGTAGTAAGTACCGGTAGTTTTAGTTGGGAAAATGGTATTAAAGATTCAAAAGTAAAATTTACACCTAACCCAAACGGCAGGTTTAAAATAAGCTGGGTGCCTAATGCTGAATTACAAAATAGGCAAATCATTAAAAATGGTGTCAAATATCCCGGCAATGAGCATATGGGCGCTTTTGGTTGTGACTCGTATGATATATCAGGAACAACAGATGGTAGAGGATCTAAAGGTGCCTTGCATGGATTAACCAAGTTTAGCATGGAGGACCATCCCCCTAACACGTTTTTTCTTGAGTATGTTGCAAGACCGCAAACAGCTGAAATGTTTTTTGAAGATGTATTAATGGCTTTAGTATTTTACGGGATGCCATTGCTTGCGGAAAATAATAAACCCCGTTTATTATATTATTTAAAAAGAAGAGGTTACAGAGGATATTCAATGAACAGACCTGATCGTTTATGGAATAAATTATCAGTTGCTGAAAAAGAAGTTGGAGGTATACCAAACTCAAGCGAAGATATTAAGCAGGCTCACGCTGCTGCTATTGAATCTTATATAGACAAATACGTGGGTGTTAAATCGGATGGACAGTATGGGGATATGTATTTTAACAATACATTAAATGACTGGGCAAGATTTGACATTAATAAAAGAACAAAATTTGATGCCGCTATTAGTTCAGGTTTAGCTATTATGGGATGTAATAGACATTTATATAGACCTGTTGCGGATAGAGAGAAACAAAAATTAAACTTAAGTATCGCTAAGTATACAAATAGCGGATCAATATCAAAAATAATAAAATAAATATGGCTGAGTCAGTTATAAAAGATTTTTTTCCTAGTCAAGTAGCTAGTGATGCTGAAAAGATGTCAGCTGAATACGGGCTAAAGGTAGGTAGAGCTATTCAAGACGAATGGTTTAAAATGGATACCGGTACGACTAGATATAAAACAAATCAGCATGCTTTTCATCGGTTACGATTATATGCGCGCGGAGAACAAAGCATACAAAAATATAAAGACGAGCTATCTATAAACGGAGACTTGTCATATTTAAATTTAGATTGGAAACCTGTTCCTATTATACCAAAGTTTGTTGATATAGTGGTTAACGGGATATCTGAAAGATCGTTTGACATAAAAGCATATTCGCAAGACCCTTATGGCGTTAGTAAGAGAACAAAGTACATGGAGTCTATTATTCGCGATATGCAAACGCAAGAATTAAACGAAATAGCCTTAGAGGCTTTTGGTGTTAGTTTATTTGAAAACAACCCAGAAGAACTTCCGGACACTAAGGAAGAGTTAGAATTGCATATGCAGCTTAGCTATAAGCAGGCTGTAGAAATTGCGGAAGAGCAGGCTATTAACACATTATTAGAGGGTAACAGATACAATCTTACTAAAAAGCGTGTTACTTATGATTTAACAACCATAGGTATTGCGGCTGTTAAAAATACATTTAATCAATCTGAAGGCGTAAAGGTTGAATACGTTGATCCTGCTAATTTGGTTTATTCGTATACAGAGTCGCCTTATTTTGAAGATATATATTACGTAGGCGAAGTTAAGCAAGTTCCTTTAAACGAGCTTAAAAAACAATTTCCAGATCTTACCAACGATCAAATGGAAAGAATTAGTAAAACCGCATATACAAGCAATGGCTTTTATGACAGAACGTTAACTAATTATAATGAAGCTGATTCTAACACCGTTCAAGTGTTGTATTTCAATTACAAAACTTACATGAACGAAGTATATAAAGTAAAAGAAACAGCTACTGGAGCTACTAAGATATTAGTGCGTGATGATCAGTTCGATCCACCTGTCGAAGTTCTAGAGCAGCAATTTGGAAAACTATCTAGATCATTAGAAGTATTATACGAAGGAGTATTAATATTAGGAACTGATATATTGCTTAAATGGGCAATGGCTAAAAATATGATGCGTCCTAAAAGCGATTATACTAAAGTTAAAATGAATTATAGTATTGTTGCGCCTAGAATGTATAAAGGGAAGATTGAATCACTCGTAAGTCGTATAACTGGCTTCGCTGATATGATTCAGTTAACACATTTAAAGCTGCAACAGGTTATGTCAAGAATGGTGCCAGATGGCGTTTATCTTGATGCTGATGGGTTAGCTGAAATTGATTTGGGCAATGGAACAAATTATAATCCGCAAGAAGCTTTAAATATGTTCTTCCAAACAGGTTCCGTAATTGGTAGATCATTTACTCAAGAAGGTGATATGAATCCTGGCAAAGTGCCAATTCAAGAAATCACAAGTGGTTCTGGTGGTAATAAGTTAGGCGCTTTAATTAATACATATAACTATTATTTACAAATGATCCGCGACGTAACGGGTCTTAACGAAGCTAGAGATGGTAGCACACCTGATTCTAGAGCTTTAGTTGGTGTGCAAAAAATGGCCGCTGCAAATTCAAACACTGCAACGCGCCATATATTAAATGCTGGTTTATTTATAACAGCTGAGTTGGCTGAATGCTTATCATTAAGAATATCCGATATATTAGAGTTCTCGCAAACGGCTGATGCTTTTATTCAAAAAATTGGTGGGCATAATGTTGCAACGCTGCAAGAAATGAGTGAGTTACATTTATATGACTTTGGAATATTTATTGAGCTAGCGCCAGATGAGGAAGAAAAGGCAATGCTTGAAAATAATATTCAAACAGCATTATCAGCCGGTCTTATTGATTTAGACGATGCTATAGATTTACGTGATATTAAAAATATAAAGTTAGCTAATCAATTATTAAAGATTAGACGTAAACGTAAATTAGAGCGTGATCAATTAATGCAACAGCAAAATATTCAAGCTCAAGCAGAGGCTAACGCACAAACACAACAAGTTGCTGCTCAAATGGAAGTACAAAAGCAAAACGCTATTACTTCTCAAAAAATGCAACTTGAACAAACAAAGGCAGAATTAGATTTACAAAAGCTACAACAAGAAAAAATGGCTAAGATGGAATTAATGAAGCTAGAGTTTGAAATGAACATGCAATTAAAGAACGCCGAGGTTGAAACTTATAAAGCAAGAGAGTCATTTAAGGAAGATCGTAAAGACGATAGAACTAAGCTTCAAGCTAGCCAGCAGAGTGAGCTTATAGAGCAAAGAAAAAACAATACACCTCCAAAAAACTTTGAATCATCTGGCAATGATATTATTGGCGGGGGATTTGATTTAGGTTCTTTTGAACCCAAGTAATAATAAGTAAAGTAATTATATAATATTTTATCATGGAAAACCAAGAAAACGAAGCTATTGAAAACGTAGCTGTAGAAACCAATGAGCAACCCGTTGAAGAAACTGGCAAGCTGAAAGTAAAACGTCCGAAACAATTTGTTCAACAAAATACAGAAGACGACGTTATTAAAGTTGATTTAAGACAAAACAAAGAAGAAGATGCCGTTCAAGAGCAAAGCACAGATGCAGGCGATGATATTGTCGAGCAACCCCAAAGCGAGGGAGGTAGCGAAGAAGTGGTTGAAGAAGTACGGGACGCCGAACAAAATGAAGAACAACCCGTTCAAAATGAAGAACAACCCGTTCTTGAAGAAATAACTGAAGAAGAAGTACAAGAGCAAGCTGAGCAACTGACAGAAGATGTAGCTGAGGCAATTGCTGAACAAGAAGAAACAGGCGTTGAATTACCTGAGAACATTCAAAAAGTTGTAGACTTCATGAATGAAACAGGCGGAAGCTTAGAGGATTATGTAAAGCTAAACACCGACTATTCTTCATTAAATGAAACGCAGCTATTAAGAGAGTACTACGAAAACACAAGACCTCACCTTGATAAAGAAGAAATTGACTTTTTAATGGAAGACAATTTTGCATACGACGAAGAGTTAGACGAAGAAAGGGACGTACGTAAAAAGAAAATAGCTTATAAAGAAGAGCTAGCAAAGGCTAAAAACCACTTAGATGGATTAAAGTCTAAATATTACGAAGAAATTAAATCTGGATCAAAGTTAAATCCAGAACAACAAAAAGCGGTTGAGTTTTTTAACCGTTATAATAAAGAAAATGCGGAAGCATCAAAAGTAGCTGAAAATCAAAAGCAGGTATTTTTAAACCAAACTAATAATGTTTTTTCAAATGATTTCAAAGGTTTTGACTATCAGGTTGGAGAAAAAAAATACAGGTTTAATGTTAAAAATGCAGGCGAGATTAAAGAAACCCAAAGCGACATTAATAATTTTGTCAAGAAGTTCTTGAACGATAAAAATGAAATGTCAGATGCTAAAGGGTATCATAAATCATTATTTACAGCTATGAATGCCGATAAAATAGCGCAACACTTTTACGAGCAAGGTAAAGCCGATGCTATGAAAGAAAGTATGGCCAGAACGAAGAATGTTAATATGGACGCGAGAGGCGTGCATGAGCAAGTTACGTCTTCAAGTGGCTGGACTGTTAGGGCTATAAATGGGCAAGATACTTCTAAACTGAAAATTAAACTTAGAAAATAAAAACATTTAAAATTTAGAAAAAATGGGATCATTTACTACCCAGGTAGCTGGGTTAACTCCAAGACCAGTCAAAGAATTGGCTTGGGATAATTATTTAAACATTGACGATTTAAAATTCGATCAACAATTTTTGCCAGAAGTATACGAAAAAGAAATCGAAAGATTTGGAAATCGTACAATTTCTGGATTCTTAAGAATGGTAGGCGCTGAAATGCCTATGGCTTCTGACGTTGTAACTTGGGTTGAGCAAGGGCGTTTGCACATTGCTTATGATAGTCTTGTAATTGCTACAGGACAAACTCCGGTTGTAAATACAATTTCAGGATTACCTACTGGACACTTAATTCAACCAGGTATGACTGTCGCTGTTTCTAACGCAACTGGATCAGAAGTGGATAAAGCGTATGTAAAAACTGCTGCCGCTAACTCTATTACAGTTGAATGTTATGGACAATCTGCTGATGGCGGGCTTTCTATTACTGCAAGTGCTGGTACAGATAAGAAATTATTTGTATATGGTTCTGAGTACGGAAAAGGTTCTTCAGGGGTAGGTAACCAAATTGAAGCTAGTTCTTCTTTCTTTAGCAACAAACCAATTATTTTGAGAGACAAGTATTCAGTATATGGATCTAACGTTGCTCAAATTGGATGGGTTGAAGTTACTACTGAAGCTGGAACAGGTGGATACTTATGGTACTTAAAGTCTGAGCACGAAGCAAGACTACGTTTCCAAGATTATCTTGAAATGTCTATGGTAGAAGCTGAAAAATCACAAAATGCTGCAGGTACAGCTGATAGAGCAATTACTCCAGTAGGTAGCTACGCTCAAGGAGGTGCTGAGATCACTGGTACTGAAGGTTTATTTGCTGCTATCGAAGACAGAGGTAATGTATTTACAGGTCTTGATACTGGGACTGGATCTTACGGAACTGTTGGAGGTGATGGCGCTGCTGCTCAAACTTACATTAACAACAATGGTATTGGAGAGTTTGATACTATTCTACAACAATTAGACACTCAAGGAGCTATTGAAGAAAACATGCTTTTCTTAGATCGTGCTACTGCTTTAGGATTTGACAATATGCTTGCTGGGCTTAACGCTCCTTATGGAGGCGGTACTTCTTATGGCGTATTCGAAAACTCTGAAGATATGGCTCTTAATTTAGGATTTAACGGTTTCCGTAGAGGATCTTACGATTTCTACAAAACTGACTGGAAATACTTAAATGACTCTACTACTCGTGGAATCATTGATGATATAGAAGGTGTATTAGTTCCTGCTGGAGTTTCAACTGTATACGATCAGCAATTAGGATCTAATATCCAAAGACCATTCTTACACGTACGCTACAGAGCTTCTGAAGCTGACGATCGTAGAATGAAATCTTGGATCACAGGATCTGTTGGTGGAAACTACACTAGTGACGAAGATGCAATGAATGTACACTTTTTATCAGAGCGTGCACTTTGTGTTCAAGGTGCTAACAACTTTGTATTGTTCAAATCAGTATAAGTTTTATACAAGTAAGTCTTACCCTCGATGTATCTTCGAGGGTAGTTCTTACCTTTATTAATTATTTAATTTTATTATATCATGGCTAAAAAAGCTAAAGCAGAAGAAACTGTTGAGGTTGCACCTCAGCCTGTAGTTGCTAAAAAAGCAACTGCACCAAAACCACAAAAGCCTGAATGGGAGTATAGAGACAGGCTATATACTTTAAGAAAAAATAAAACACCGTTAACATATGTAATACCTTCAAAGCATTCTGGTAAAAATAGATTATTGTGGTTTGACCCAGAAAAAGGATATCAAAGAGCTTTAAGGTATGTTACAAACCAGCCTACCCCTTTTGTAGATGAACAAACTGGAGTAGTTACGCTCGGCAGAATTGTGTTTAAAAATGGCGCTTTAAGAGTGCCAAAAGAAGACGTTGGTCTTCAAAAATTATTATCTTTATATCATCCCTTAAAGGATTCATTATATGAAGAATATAATCCAGTTCAAATTTCAGTTAATGAAACAGAACAAATAGAGCTTGAAATTGATGCATTACTTATTGCAAAACAAATGGACATTAACGAAGCTGAAGCAGTGTTAAGAGTTGAATTTGGAAGCAAGGTAGATGAACTAAGTAGCTCTGAATTAAAAAGAGATCTTTTAATATTTGCTAAAAAGAAACCAGGGTTATTTATAGAACTGGCTAATGATGATAACGTGGAGCTACGTAACATTGGAATTAAAGCAACACAAGCCGGTATTATCCAGTTATCAAAAGATCAAAGAACATTTACATACGGTGATAATCAAAGGAAACTTATGACAGTGCCTTTTGATGAGCACCCATATTCAGCGTTAGCCGCTTGGTTTAAAACTGACGAAGGTATGGAAGTGTTAAATCATGTAACAAAAAAATTATAAGTTACCATTGTAGTGATAGGCCGCTGTAATGGCGGCTTATTTACTATAAATACAAAAACAAATGGCAGTAAGTATAGATACAGTTTATCAAAAAGTATTAGCAATACTAAATAAAGAACAGCGTGGATATGTTACTCCTCAGGAATTTAATTTATTTGCCAATAGAGCACAATTAGATTTATTTGAGCAGTATTTCTATGACATTAACCAGTTTGGCAGAATGCACGGTAATGACACTGAGTATTCTGACATGCTAAATATATTAAATGAAAAAATTAATATATTTGAAACAACTGCCTCATTAACATATAATACAGATCATTTTGATTTACCTACTAATATATACAGATTAGGTACAATCATTTACTCCAACGCAACTACAGACAACTTTGGGGTACAAACAACGGAGCAAATAGAAGCCGAAAGAATCAATAAAAATGAGCTTCTATATATCAACTCGTCTCCGCTGACAAAACCAACTAATACGCGTCCCATATTCACATCTGATACCACAGGGGTTAATGTCTATGGAGCATCGGAGTTAATTACCAGTGTTTCGTGTAATTATATTAAAAAGCCCACTACACCAAACTGGGCATACCAAATAGTTTTTGGCGAGCCTTTATATGATGCGGCAAATTCAGTTGACTTTGAATTACACCCATCCGACGAAACAGAGCTTGTTACAAAAATATTAGAATCAGCTGGATTATTGATTAAAGATATTAGCTTTTATCAAGTTGGTGATAAAGAAGAAATGGAAACTGTACAACAAGAAAAACAATAATAGATGGGATTAATTAATTTAACTAACGAGCAATATTACGAAGGCCCAGATGGTATTTGGAATAGCTTAGACGAGAATTACGGAGACTATCAATTTGTTTCTCTTAAAGATATTGTAAATAATTTTATAGTTGCCTACGTGGGTGAAGATAAAATTATAAGTAAAATAAAAAGAACAGACGTGGCTTTTCACGCGCAGCGAGCTATCCAAGAATTAAACTTTGATACTTTGCCTTCATTTAAAGCCCAGGAAATAGAAGTGGGACCTCAGCTTTATATGGTACTACCTCAGGACTACGTTAATTATGTAAAATTAACTTGGACAGACAATAGCGGGGTTGAACATATTATATATCCTGCCAGAAATACAAGTGATCCATTACCTATACTTCAGGATAATAACTACGAGTATACATTTGATAACGACGGTGAAATACTTTACGCCCAAGAATCAGAAACTTGGAAAAAGTTTAAAACTAGTACGCGAGGGGCAGAAGACCCCATGTCTGAAGCCGCTGCTGCTGATAAAATATATGAGCAAAATTTAGGTAGAAGATATGGTATTGATCCACAATATGCGCAATCTAACGGGGTATTTTATATAGACCAAGTTAGGGGACTTATTAGGTTTAGCTCAAACATCGTAAATAAGATTGTTACGCTAAAATATATTAGCGATGGGTTAGGAACAGATGATGAAATGCAAGTGCATAAATTTGCAGAAGAAGCAATGTACAAGTATATTGCCCACGCTATATTAGCGACAAGAGCAAATACACCTGAATATATGATAGCGCGTTTTAAAAGAGAAGCCGCTACAGCAAAGCGTAATGCTAAATTAAGACTTTCAAATATAAAATTAGAAGAGCTAACGCAAGTAATGCGTGGCAAGTCTAAGCAAATAAAACACTAATATATGCCAGAATTTATTCACAGCTTCCAGCGTGGAAAAATGAACAAAGACCTTGATGAAAGGCTTGTTCCAAATGGAGAATATCGAGATGCTTTAAATTTAGATTTAGCAAATTCAGATGGGTCTAACATAGGCACATTACAAAGTGTTAAGGGTAATACTGAAGTTAAAAAATTTACACCTAAAACAGGGTTTATTGATGAATTAGATAACCCTGTTTGTGTAGGGTCTATAGTAGATGATATAAATGAACGAATATATTGGTTTATTGCCTCTGATAGTGTTAGTGCTATTGCTGAATACGATCAAGTTGAAGATTTGGTAAGACCTGTACTTGTAGATACGCAAAGTATATTAAACTTTACAAGAGATTATTTAATAACTGGTATAAATATATTAGATAAGTTTTTATTTTGGACAGACGACCAAAGCGAGCCTAAAAAAATAAATATACAAAAGTTTAAAACAGGTTCAACAAATTTTATTACTCATACTAAAATACCCACCTGGGTTCCTACAGCTCAAACTCCAGAGCAAGAATATTCCAACATAAACATATTAAGTCAGCCTGACTTTACAGAGGAAGATATAACTGTTATTAAAAAGTCACCGAATACAGCACCTTCAATAAATTCAGCTGCATCAAAGTTTGGTAATAACACAAATGGAACCCCTATAGATGGGACAGGTATTGCTCCGGTTACAACAATAGCTTTATCTCCGGCGGGCACAGGAACAGAAAATTTTACATATATTCCAGATGCAACTAATAACCCCGAAGAATATGAAAGTTTACCAACATATGGCGAATTTTTACAAAATATCGCAGAGGACCCTGATTATTATGAAGACAGCAATTTGCCTGTAAATTGGAACGGGCGTGTTTCATTTTCTGTTACACCTATATATGGTATAGATCCAGATACAGGTAATCCAGTTTGGAAACCTGGAGACTTGATAACACTGCAAGGATCTGTTGAAGACGATTTCAACGAGGTTTATGAATATGGAATTACTATTAAAATAACTAGTTTAAACAATAACAATATAATTGGCGAAATACAAGCAATTTCAGTAGATATATTGAAGTTTGAAGATGGCGCTGGAAATATTGTTCCCGTAATATGGGAGGCTGTTCTAGAGGAAGAGAAACCCATGTTTGAATATATTTTTCCTAGATTTGCTTATAGATGGAAATATATAGATAATGAATACTCTGCTTTTTCGCCGTTTTCAGAAGTAGCCTTTATAGGTAATGAATTTAAATACGTGTCTTCTGATGGGTATAATATTGGGATGACTAATAATATAAGAAAACTTATTATTGAGGATTTAGAGTGGGGTACCGAAGAAGTTGCTGAAATAGAAATTTTATATAAAGAGTCTAACAATACAGCGGTTTATTCTGTTGACACAATAAAGAAAAAAGATTTTAGTCCATATTCTACAGGAACTACTCTACCTACATTTTTCCAAATTAATACAGAAATTATAGGGGCTTTAATAGAAGCTAATCAGCTTTTAAGACCGTGGGACAACGTGCCTCGTAAGGCCAAATCCCAAGAAATTGTAGCTAATAGACTAATATATGGAAATTATTTACAAAATTATACTGTAGATAAAATTAATTTACAAGCTAGCTATTTACCGTATGCTCATAAATCTCAATCCCCTGTAGAAGAAAATGCCACTGAATTTGTTAGAATGCCAGAGGGTTCTTTGAAAACGATTAGAACGTATCAGGCAGGTATTGTATTTAAAGATGAATATGGAAGGGAAACTCCTGTTATAACAAACGAAGGAGCCTCAGTACAAATTCCTATTAAATATTCTGATAATGTAAATAAAATAGAAATTACTCCCGGAGGTAATCCTCCTAATTGGGCTACTCATTATAAATTTTTTATTAAGGAAACTGCGAATGAATATTATAATTTAGCATTAGATAGATTTTATTTTGCCGAAGACGGCAATGTTTGGCTGTCATTTCCATCTTCAGAAAGAAATAAAGTTGATGAGGAAACATATCTTATATTAAAAAAGCAGCATGACAATGATGAGCCTTTGAATGAATTGTACAGATACAAAATACTGTCTATACAAAACTCCGCTCCAGACTTTATTGCTACATTTGAAAAAATATTTTCTGCAGTTGATGTAACAATTACACAAAGCGTTGGTATTGGCTTTAAAACATTAAAATTTACCGCTACAGATGGAGGCCCAACCGCTTTTCAAAATGGGTTTCAATCAGGAAATTATTTAAAAATACAAGTAGGAGGCTTCATTACGGACTCCTACGAAATTGCCGGAGGTGGGCAGTTAGCGCAAGGGGGTGCAGCATATGATGTAGACATTGCGACTCCTATAGGATTAGACGGGGCTTTTTTAGATAATCAAACACCTTCATTTTCAGCTAGGTTAATATTAATAGAAAAATCAATTGAAAGAAAACCTGAATTTGAAGGGAGGTTTTTTGCGAAAATAAATAGAGATTTTGCTTTTGACCAAAATATTATTTCATCTTTTGCTGCTCTTGAGCCTCGCTATGCTATAACAAATAGCCAATTATTTATACCTAGAATTACAATAGGCAGAGGAGATGGCGGAAACCCATCGCAATTCGCCTGGAGAGACCAAGATGTAAATAGCAACTACGGTTGTTTTAATAATGGATGGGGATATTATGGTTCTAATAGTAATGGATCAAAATTATCTGAGGACGGCTTAAGAGAAGGTGATACCAACATAGGTACAACTGCAATTACTGCTCGATCCCACGGTAGACTTCCTGCTTTGGGTAATAACTTTTTTGGATTTTGTATAGGTAATTTTAAAGAAGCAAACAGAAACGGTTGCTTAAATAGCCAAGTAAGGCATTTTATAAATGATTTTGCAGACCAAGATATGACCGTAGGAGCTCTCATAAGATTTAAAGACGCTAGCGGTAATGTTTCAGAAGAACCCTATAGAATATTAGGTATGGTTTGGAATGGGTCATTTAGAGGCAGAAGGAGAGGAGGGCCTAGCTGCTCTACCTGTAGAAACCAGGTTAAAAATAGACATAATAGTAGAAGAATCCATGTTTACAAACTTGACCGTGAAATAGACGACGATTGGATTGCAAATGCTAATGAAATAGAGATTGTAGAGGAATTGCTTGATGATAATAATAAAATATTAACATCTAGTAATCCCGCTATTTTTGAAACAGAACCTAAAGAAGCTGTTGATTTAGACATATATAATGAAGCCTCTGACGCACTGCCTGTATCTGGGTACGGTGGTTCTATTGTACTAAATGATTATTATAATTGTTATTCTTATGGAAACGGTGTTGAATCTAATAGAATTAGGGATGATTACAATGCTCCTACTATTGATAAGGGGCCAAAAGTTTCAGCTCCTTTAGATGAGCCATATGCTGAAGAAAGAAGAGGAAACGGAATGATATTTTCACAAATATTTAACTCTACTTCTGGCGTTAATAGGTTAAATCAATTTATACAAGCCTTACCTATTACTAAAGATTTAAACCCTATATATGGAACAATACAAAAGCTCCACGTAAGAGATACTGACGCTATAGTATTATGCGAAGATAAATGTTTAAGAATATTAGCGGACAAAGATGCTTTATACAACGCCGACGGTAATGTTAATTTAACAGGTAACAACGCTGTATTAGGGCAAGCTGTACCTTATGCCGGAGAGTTTGGTATATCAAAAAACCCAGAGTCTTTTGCGCAATATGGCTTTAGGGTTTATTTTTCAGATAAGAACAGGGGCGCTGTAATAAGATTATCAGCAGACGGCATAACAAATATTGCGGATAAAAGTATGTCTGACTTTTTTGCAGATAATTTAAAAACATCAGTTAAAATAATAGGCAGCTATGATGATGATAAAAGCCTATATAATTTATCATTAGATAGATTGGCTTCTGAGTGGCGATTAAAGCTAAGCCCAGATCAAGATTATCAATTATCACCTGAATGTACAGATATTTCAATTAATCAGGTTTTACAAACAACCGTATCATTTAAAGAAAGTGTAGACGGGTGGACTTCTCGTAAATCATTCATAACAGAAAACGGTGTTTCTTTAAATAATATATACTATACTTTTAGCAATGGTAGAATGTGGGAGCATGGCAAGAATGCTCTTTATAATAATTTTTATGGCCTGCAATATGACAGCGCGTTTAACTTATTAATTAATGAGCAGCCTCAATCCGTAAAAGGATATAGTACTGTAAATTATACGGGAACTAAAACTAGATTATTTGAATACTTATATAACGGAAAATGGTATTCTATAGACGAAATTGTTGCTAATCAATATATTCCAACTGCTGTTCAACAAAAACAATCTGGGTGGTATGTAAACTACATTAAAACAGATCTTGAAGGTGGTGAAGTTAAGGAGTTTAAGAAAAAAGAAGGTAAGTTTTTTAACTATATAAAAGGATTAGAGGTATTTAATGATTGCGATATTATAGGCGACCCTATAGGTATTCCAGACGATGTCGATCCAGATCCTCAAGATTATTTGCTCACTATAACTATTGACCCAGACTGTAGTTCCGCAGCGCCTTCTGACCCGGATAGAATGCTCAAAGGTACTGTTGGATTTTTTGCAAGCGCAGGTAGCTCCGTAGATCCAATTAACTTTGGATTAGTAAATGGAACAGATCCTACAAATGACGAACTAATATGTGCGATAAGACAATATATGATTGACTTTATTTCAGATCCAACTGGGCCTAACCCAGGTTGGTTTAGTTTTAATTATTATTGGTATGGACCTGATAATTTTACGGTAGGAACTCAATTGTATAGATATACTGGCAATGAATATGAAGTACTTTCTGGCTCCGCGGGCCTCAGAACTGCAATATTTAGACTTTGGAACGGGGGGTTGGCTTCTTATAGTGCAGGGTCTAATTGGAGCAACATCTCTACAGTTCCAGATGAATATTATTTAGTAAGAATTAATACAAATGGTACGGTTGCGTCAATAGTACAATTAAATACATTAACGCACCCTAACTGTCAATAAATAAAATGATATGCCAATAACATTAAACAATTATACATTTTCTAACGTAGTTTTTGAAATACAAGAAAACACTAATGTTTCGTTACAACACGCTACCGGAGTTGTAACAATATCACCTGTTGATGGCTATTCTGTTACAGCAAGTGATTTTTCATTAGATCCTTCTTTTTCGGACCCTAATGTAACTTCTGTTGTGTTTACACAATCAGGGGACAACGTACTTTGCACCGTAACATTTGATACGTCATTTGTAATGCCTAGCGCAAATGTAGATATAGATTTATGTATAATAGGGCAAGGTGTAGCCGTAGAAAAAAGTATAAGCGGATTTGTTACCGCTACCGTGCATCAGCAATTAGACGCTGGAAGTGGAAATGAAACTTTAACCCCGTATTCTAATACTGGAGTTATTGGTTCTGTAGAAACATTATTTACAAGAACATACACAGCTGACACGGGCTACTACTTTTTAAACCAGCCTATAGTTAGTATTATAACTGGTAATCAAGCAAATTATAATATTGTACAAACGCCTACGTATGACGCTAATAATAACGTTACTAGTTATTTAGTAACTGTAAATTATCAATACCCTACCAGTGATGTTTCTGGTAATTTTATAAAAATAGATGTTCCTAAAACTTTAGTCGGTGTTATATATTCACCTCAGCCTAGATTAACTGGATATATATTTAATACGTCTGCAATAAGCAATGTTGAAGAAGTAAGAACATTAACAGTCGCAGGCGAGCCAGGAACAACCTTTAGTGCTACATTAAATGACGGCACAACAACTACGACTATAATAAACAATGAAGATATAGGTAGCAACGGAAGGTACAATCACGATATAACCTTTCCTGAGTTAACAAAAGGCAGCCCCAATGTTACCTATACCATAACACTTAGTACATCAGAAATTGACGCAATTGAACAGCCAAATCCAATTACAATTAAACAATTGAACGAGGTTGATATAGAAATTGATGTTACAAACCCTCCAACCCCAATATCAGGTTGGCCGGCGGTAGAGCCAAAAGTAACGTACAAAGCTCTTTCTGCAACTCCATTTATTAATGATACATCTAAATCATCAGGAGCTTGGCTAATTGAAATAAACGAAGACATCTCGCCATTTAGCGGCACAGGTGCTTTTACAGTTGATAAACAAGTTGAGTTATCTGATTTTGCAGAAGCTGTAACAATCCAAGGAATAGTTGATGGAGCCAAAACGGTTTCTACAACTTTAGTGTTAGAGGATACAACAGGTATTTTAGCGGGGGATAAATTTAATTATGTTCCATGGGATCAAGACCATGATCCTTTAATTGCTCCTTTCACATACGAAGTAGTTTCTGTAGATTCTGCAACAAACTTAACAATAACACCAGGCATAACAATACCGGACGATACCCGATTAATATTCACTAGGTCTAATGGTAATATAATTAACATACTTGAAAGCGATGTTACTTTAGTTAATTCTGCAACTGTTAATATTAAGTTTAATGCCGCAGTTGTTAATTACGGAGATACTAATGAAACATTTAATTTAGATTTAAGCAATATAATTTCATACACACCATAATGGCAAATATAACATTAACATTTACAAATCCATTGCCTGTGAATATTCAGGTAGGAGACATAGCCTGGTATTTAGATATATCAGAATCTGAAGAGGTTAAAATGGGACCTATATTATCAATTAATGGACTGGAGGTTGTAGTTAATGCAGCTGCAGGGGTTAGCCCTCCTACAACAGCAGATTTTGTATTTTATGTAAAAGATCCAGCAGGATATTTAGGGCAACTAAAGGGATATTACGCGGAAGCGCAATTTAGGAATAATTCAACAAAATATGCAGAGTTATTTTCAGTGGGCTCAGAGGTATTTGAGAGTAGTAAATAACATGTAATAATATAATAATAAAATAATAAGAATATGGCACTAATGGCAGCAATGGGAGCTGTAAAAGGTTTAACGGGTATAGCATCGGGGATAATCGGTTCCGGCAAAAGAAAGCGTGAGCAAAGAGAGGCTCAAGCAGAATTTAACCGGAGAATGGCTAACTATCAAAACCTTGACACCAGTAACCTATATAGTAATTTA